ACGTGAAAACTATAAGCTGGCGGCTAGCCCGGATAGGCTTAATGGAGCCGTGAATCCTCCATCTCTTATTACCATAAAACCGTGCAGGCTATACCCGCCGTGACCTGCAGGGTGAAGGAAGGTGGGCAATGGATTCCTGTGAACGTTCATACACTGGGCCTGCCTGATTACTCAGACCCAGTAATGAGCGCTTACGCTCTACGTTTCTACAACTAAATACAGAGGAGGAACACACATGACAGTACCTTACATGCCACAGGTGCATCAGCCCAGGATCTCTGGGTATGGTTGGTTCGCGAGGATCAGCCGTAGACTTATGAGCTTCGCGACAGACAAGGAAGCCCTTGAAGCTCTCGAAAATACTGAGAGTTTATACACAAAATATGGGCTCACACCAGAAGACGACTATTTGCTCGAGCGGTGAGCCGTAGACTGAAATCGTGTAAAAAACTCCAGTAAATTATCTACTCAGCCACATAAAGGAGGAATAGCCGTGGCAATTAAGATGTCCAGCAGACAGGTGATTGATACGTTCCCGTTCACAATTCAAATCGGATATTGCGACCTATACTATCCACTCGTGTACCAGCGAAAGGTTGGTTACACCTGTGGGGTATATGGTTGGAACAGCGACATCTATTTCTGTGGTGATGTTGCTATCTCGACTGGTTACAGACCATTTGGCAAGAAAGTCAGCCGCGGACTGATCAGCCGGTATAATGAAGCTGCTCGTGAAATCTACGATGACCGTAATATCGAGTTTACCAAGAAGGTCGAAAGACTGAACGCAGTCCTGAAAGACTTCCTGTGTGAAGCTAAGAAGGAACTGTTAGGCGAGTAAAGGAGGCTCGTTATGACTACCATGGACAGTATTGAGCATGCAAAGATCGGTGACCACTATGTGATCATCGACTGGTGTATGTACACAGCTCCCGGTTACTGGGGCGTTGATGAATCAAACGATCCCTGGTTCGGAAAGGCGTTCGCGGACAGGGAGCAGGCCGAGATGGTGATAGCCGACATGCAGGACAAAGGCTATCTCCCCGGACTGATCGCTCCTTCGTCTCAGGAACTCTGGGACAATATTCAGGCAATACTCGCTGCGAACGAAGATGCAGTGATTGAATACGAGAGACTTGGATAACTAAGTCTCTCTTTTTGAATTGGTAGCTTCCATATTTAGGTAGCTTCCATATTTAGGTAGCTTCCAGAAAAAAAGTGGGGGGTCCATTGTATATCTATAAGACACCCCCCCAATTGGAACGCTACTCGAAGGGTAGCTTGGATATCTGCACTCGCTGCGCTCGTTTCAGATATCCGCTCGTTACACTCGCTCTCTCAACACCAGAGTGATTAGCGACTTCTCCATGTTTGGATTCGCGTCGCTAAGTCGCTCCGCGCAGATTATGAAGAGTCAGGATTGGCTCAACTATGAAAGGAGAATAAACATGAGTAACTGGAACAGGAATGATTCGTCTTGGGTAAACGGCAGTGGCTATTTCGACCGTACGATGGGTGCAGCCCTGGCCAAGATTGGCCGTGAGGACTACGCCAAGAACCACCAGGCTCAGGAAGCGAAACCTGAACCGAAACGTGAACGGAAACCGATGCCTTCTGGTATCGTGTTCAAGCGTGCCTGGGTTCGCGCTTAATTGAGAGGTTTTAAACTCGGGACTGACTATCGTCAGCCCTGAGATTAAAGCCCCTTGAGCAAGGGCTTTCGGCGAAGATCTCGTAAGAGATCGAGCCATGGAAATCCTCCTTAGATATAGAGGACTCCCTTAGGCAAGGAGTCCTCGCCTTTATTTAAGGTACGCGTCGCTATCGCTCTGCGAAGATTATGAAGAAGAATAGCTTCCTATATAAAACGAAAATGAAAGGAGGACTGCTGTGGCTATTCTTGATTTTCACAACGAGAACCATTTTCTCTCTAACTTCTATGAATGCACAGTGAATTACAACGGGCTTACCTTCTCCAGTGCGGAGTCGGCTTTCCAGGCAATGAAATCTGAAAGCCCGTATATCCAGACAATGATGTCCGTATTCAGTCCTCTTGAGTCCAGGCGCTACGGAAGGAAGGTAAAGCTTCGCCGTGACTGGGAGGACGTGAAAGAACGCGTTATGTCCGAGATCGTGTATGCGAAGTTCATCCAGCATCCAGATCTCGCTGACAAACTACTCGCGACTGGTGACCAGGAACTCGTAGAGGGAAACCTCTTTGGTGACACATTCTGGGGCGTCGACAAGAGAAACGGTCGAGGCCAGAACAAACTAGGAAAAATCCTGATGAATGTCAGGAACGATATTAAACAATTACGTGAAAACGAAAGGAGAAACAAAATGGCTACTATGAATCGGAAACTCGACAAGACCCCTACGAATATTATTCTGAAGGTTGAAGGATCTGCGAACACTCAGAACAAGAACGGAGCCTATATCTCCAAACTGGTACTCGGTGAGCACGAGAAGGAATTCATCGGCTCTGCTTCCGAGACCACGAACAACCGTATGGCCCTGGATGGGATTATCTCCGCTCTGGAAGCCCTGAATGACCGGGCTAAAGGTGCAACGATCGAGATTCACTCGAGCTGCACCTACATCTATGACTGCGCTACGAGAGGCACTATCGGTACCTACCTGAAGAACAACTGGACTACTCCCTCTGGAGTAGAGGCCAAGAACCGTGATCTCTGGGAGAAGCTCCTCGAGGTCAAGAAGGCCAAGGGTGTGAAGGTTAAGTTCTCTCTGGATGAGAACAAAGACATGAAGAAGAAAGCCAGAGAAATGGTTCGTACTTTGAGCCCTGTAGTGGCTGAAATCTAATCTAACTTCTGCTATATAGCGGGGTGGCTCCGGCTGGCCACCCCGCTTATAAAAAAACTATTTAAAATTTTGAGGAGGAACAAATTATGATCAGGAACAACATGAAGGTGGACATTAGGACCAAGATGCTCGAAGAAGGAATGAACACTGTTGACCTCGCAAAGGAAATGAAGGTCAGCACCTACTGCACCAGTAATCTCACCCGTGGACTGGGTGCTATAAATAAGAACTTTGTCCGAATGATGGAAGTTCTGGGTTATGATATCCAGCTCTCCTTCGAGAAGATTCGTCCTTAACTATATAGGCAGGTAGCTCTTGGCGGCTACCTGCCTTATAAATTTTGGTATAATACCTGTGACTGGAGGAATGACCTTGCCGACTTATAAGAGACCTAAGATGATTATCCATGTTGAACAAACAAGTTCTGATGTTGAGAATGCTGAAGACATCATTACTAAGATGGCTGTTAACATGAGTATGACTGATAATGAAACTGCTCTGTTGTTAGCGTACGCCCAGTTCAAAGATGGATTCAGACCTGCGATGGGATTGCTGCATGAGAAGACTGGAATTCCAAAACCAACTCTCAAAAGCGCAAGGAACAATCTCCAGAAGCGGAATATTATCCAGATGGACCGTGATCATATTTACCTTCGTTGGGGTGATTATAAAGCTATTTGTATGGCTGATCCGTACATGATGAAAGAGGGGCTGAAAGGAAAACCAGTACTTCGTCCATTTTTTACCTACCAGATGTTTAACGAACTCACAGACGATGATCTGGCAGAATTATTCTGTGATAGAGAAAGGTTGATTGAGACTCTTCAGAACGCTAAAGAATATGAAGCGGAAATTCTCTGCAAGAAAATGAGTAGTTTCAAAAAGCGTATCGAAAAGCAGAATGAGAAGGAGGTTTACTTTTTAGAACACCCGGATGAACACGCGAACAGACTCATTGAAGACGTTAATGACTTCTATGAAAGGAGCTGGACACCACCGACTGAATTACCCGAAGATCTTGTTTCGGGATGTGTAATAAGCGATGAATTACCTTTCTGAGTGATGTATTATCTGGTAAGAAATCCAACCTTCAAAAATTTTTTTTTCATCCCATAACTCTAATTAAAAATCAAATTAGCCTACCGTTCGCTCGCTCCGCTCGCTCACGAAGCTGTCTGATGTGGTATAGGAGTACCGCTCACTCAGCCGTTCGCGGTAGATTGTGGAGAGCGGACGGTAGGCGGTTAAGCCCGAGCGGAGCGAGGGCTACATCAAGTACACATAATGAACGCCGCGAATGGAGCTACGCGGGACGAAGCGGTGAGAGCTCTCCGTAA